CTCTCAATATCTGCTGCACTGGTAGTCCTGTGATTCCGTCAAAACTGAATGATGTTTTGAAGTGCATGACCTCGTCTGTACTGAACACATATTGACGACCGGATGTCGGGTCTGTGTAGACATACCACAAACGCCCAACTCCTGCGAATATTCCCGCATCGTCAACGACTATCTGCACACAATTTGACTGCATAACCCACAAATCAACGATTTTGATTTCACCGCCGTATTTCTTGCGGTCAAACTTCTTTCTTATGTACACATAGGCGTTTCCGTAATGGTTGCGGTTGATTTCAACCGTGTTCCAAAATGTCGTTGGTGTCATAAACGGATTCGGTCTTTTTGAGAGCAGCTTTGATGTGTCCGTCGCCTCTGCCTCAATGATTCCCTTGTCCGTTTTCTGATAATATTTGATAGGCATTTTCGCAAGGGTCTCCGACAGCATCTTGAGACATGTGAAATATGTGACCTCTGATGTCGGTTTCCCTTTTCTTTTCAGTCCTATCCGCTCAAGGAACGACGGTGAGTTCAGTGTCACAACGCCTCCGCTGTCCTGTGGTTCACCTCTCCACCAATTTGAAATTTTCACTCCTAATCTCTGAAACGGATTCATTTATTTCTCACCGCCTTTCTTCATGTATTTTTCAAATTGCTCAAGCCATTCATTGACAGTCTCATTCACATCCGGACGGTACTCCTCTTTCATTGCGTGTTTCCATGCGTCGATGATAGCGTCAATCGGGTCGATTCTCTCTGTCGTGATGTCTTTGTCAATTTTTATTTCGCCGTAGTTGTTTGAGATGGTCTTTGCATTTGCAATAGACCACACAAGCAAACTGTCGACAGGAACAACAATCTTGTTTCCCTCTTTTCCGACCTCCATTCCCTCGATTTCCACATTGCCCGCCAAAATCTCAAGTCTGAAATCAACCGTCGCATCGTTCAACTCTTTCGCTGTCTGTGTGACAGAGATTGAATCGAATCCCAATGCCTCAAGGTCTGATAGGAACGCTGATGCGTTGTGCGGGTCATAACAAATCAACTGCGGTTTGAGGTCGTATTCTTTCACCAAATCCTCAAGATATTTGATGATGTATTTGTAATCTGTCTTTATTCCTCCCAGTGTCTCGGTCACTGTCACAAGACCTTTTTCAATCCATACGTCATAGGGTACTTTGTCGGTCTTGATGTGTTCGTCCACCCTTGAGGACGGAATGAACGAATGTGTGTGTACAAAATATTTCTTTATTCCGTCAATCATGAACGGAATCACGATTGCGATTGATGTCAAGTCGCCTCCGGATGACAGGTCGACCCCGACATAACATTTTGACCCTCTGAAATTCTTGAGCGATTTCAGAACGGCACATGCTTTCCATTTTGCGATGTCCTTGATATACAGTGAATTTGACCACTGCATCCACATGTTTAACTGCTTTACGAGGAAATCTCTCAAGTCCTCCCCGCCCATATCACGGGCGGTATGTGCAATCGGTATGAGGTTTTCAAGAGCATCCCTGTCAAATTCAAGAATCGGGTTCGCTTTTATCCAGTTCTCCGGAACATATCTGTCGTCATGCTCGTCCATCTGTGCGATATATACGAACTGACTGTCGTTTTCAAAAACACCCTTTAACAGATTGCAGCAATATTCATACAATTTATAACAGGGTGATTTGAGGTCGAACCCTGCTGTCGTGATGACCGAAATCAACGCCGACTTGAGTTTCTTAATACCTCCCTCAAGCAGCTTGTACATCTGATTCGTCTTGTGTGCGTGATACTCGTCAACAATTCCCAAATACGCACGGTGTCCGTCAAGTGACTTTGTATCACCGGACAACGCTTTGATTTCTGAATGTGTCAACAGACAGTCAATCGTGTGGTTGTGGTCATGCACTTTGAACCATTCCGACAAATCCTCGTCCGAATTGATGAATTTTGCGACCTCGTCAAAAACAATGTTCGCTTGGTCTTGCTTGGTAGCCGTACAAAAGATTTTTCCGTACTTGTACCCGTCAAAATTCCCGTAATAACATGCCAAAATACCGTTGATGAACGATTTTCCGTTCTGTCTGCCTAATTGCACATAAGACGTTCTGAAACGTCTGTATGACTTTTCCTTTGTTCTCCATCCGTTGAGCGAACCCAAAATGAAACACTGGAACGGATATGCCGTCACATGCTCATTTTCCTCACCCTCTGCAATGGTCAACTCCTCTGCGAAATTGATTATTTCCTCCGACTTTTCAACGTCGAAATAGTATTTGTACGGTGCTGCTTTTGATTTTTCGATGTCGTCAAGATGCCTCTGACACGCAAGACGGACATATTCTCCGGCTGTTATCTTACCCGATACGACATCAAGGGCGTATTGTGTGCAGCGGTCTTGTGTTTCTCCTGCTTTTGCCATGCCTTAATTTGCATATTTTGCAAATTTATTCTCCGGCTTTTGCTGCTGTGGTTTCGGTACGACCAAACGGCAGCGTGAGGAGACTGTCAACCCGAAATCCGATGCTCCCTGTCTGCACTGTTTCATGCAGCGGTCTTGAATAATCATGAGACGCTCACGTTCACCGTTCACGACCTGCCTTGTACCGACCTGCACACGTTCTTTTTCTCCCGTGTCCGGATTCGTCTTTGTCTCATATACCGGAGCATCCTCCATCAATGGAGTTGCTCTGATTTGCTGCGTGATTTCGATGTACTGGTCTTGTGCAATGAGCAATCTCGCCAGTGCATCGCAGTCAACATTCGCAATCAGTTTGATTTCAAGTAATTCTTTCGCAATCTTCCGGAACTTTTTCTTTTGCTCCGGTGTCAAATATGACGGAGGTTTCACTTTGTCGTTCGGTGCTACAACCTCGGCGTTTTTTCGTGCCTCAATTTCTGCTTTTGTGAGGTGTTTTCGCCCGTTCATAACAACCAAATCCGTGGGTTGTCTCTGTCCTGCCATGTAGCAACAAACCCCCTTTCCGTCAACATTTCAGTGATTTTGTGTCACATTCTGACACCCCTTTCGGATGTACCTTTCTGCTGAAATTCCCGTGGGGAGTTTTCTCCAAACAAAAGAGGGGGT